TTGCTCAACAGTAATCTTTTGCGTTTCTTCAGCTAACCGCTTTTGAGCCTCGATGGTTTTCTCATAAGCTTCGATAGTTTGTCGTTGGGCGACCGCAGTTCGTTTTCTGGTCTCGCGAGTTGTAATCCATGCGATAGCTCCTGCTAAAATGGATGAAATACCTAAGATACCAAACCATGATTGAGGCATCCATTCGTTTGATTCAGCTAAAAAATACATTTTTGCTTAGATACAATACAACGTTGCAGCTTTTTACAGTTGCAACGTTGCAATTGTTAACCAACATTAGACCCCGTAGAAATTAACCTCACACGCTCCTGTCAAAAGTCGGAAACTCTTGACATCATTAATCTCTGCCAGTGCCGGATATGTAGGCACGTTCGGGTTAACTTGATTGGGGTCTGCAGCATCATACATAAACGTCAAAGACGTAAATGTAGATGCAGCTAGAAATCGCATTGACTTAACATTTCTAGTAGTAACAGCCGCCATCGCTCCCGAAAAGATCGACGTTGGTCCTCTATCTTCGTTATTCGTGCCCATTGGTTAGTAGATTGAGTTTTCGCCGGGACCAGTTGCCTTTATTGCGTAGTAACCCTCTCCAGCCGTGGGAGCACCAGTAGCAGGAGTGTAGGTTAACTTATATTTTTTATCAGCAGCGGTCAGGATTTTGAATGCCGAAAAGAAACCAGCCGTAAATCCAGCAATCGTCGCAATCGACACTGAGCCGGAATCATCTAAGTTGGTTTCAGTGAGTGAAAAGACAGGTGTAGTGCCATCAAAGGTAGTGATAATATGTCCCTGAAATTCAATCAGAATAGGAAACTTTTTCGCAGTGGCATGAGGAATACCAGCTATTGGTCCCAAACCACTCGATGCTCCATCTGTTCTGAAGATTTCAAGAGCAGCAATCGCAGGGTCGCCAAACTTGGCCCCCACGATAATTGCTGATACTATTGCCCCTTCGGAAGCTCTAAACGTTCCTTTTGTTGGCGCTCTTGGCCCTTTAATATGTGAATCCATAATTATTGCAACGTTGCAAATGCAGTTGCTTTAGTGGGAGCTTACGCTCCCACCGCCGCAATTCCACGCTTGTTCTCGTAGCCAGCCACGAAACGTTGACGCAAGCGAGAAAACCATGCATCCGGATTATTACCGAACTGCGCTAGAGGCGTAATGTCCGGATAAATATTGACGACCATAGTCAATCCATAGTTGGGCGAACTAGGTGCCCATCCGAGAAACCAGTGATCGGGGTTAGTCAAGAAACGCAGCGGAACTGCCTCAATCTTGAATTGCTTCATTACCGCGTTGGTTTTATTGTCGGCGGTATTCGGATTCATCAGTGAGTTGACTACCTCTACAGCCTGCTGCCAGAGAACTGGAGCAAGACTTGGGACATAGATGTAGATTGTGCCACTATAGGCAATTGGCAGTCCTCTACTATCGTTCAAATTGTAGAGTAGATTTGCAATCGCTTGGAACACTGTCTCTACCGTAATCGGTAGGTTCTGCGCAATTAAGTTCGCCCAAGTTGCGAGAGAATCTTCTCGAAGATGATTGATACTGAATAGAGGCTGGTTATTCGGGTCGCCTGTTACCTTGAAGTCATACGGCTGAACTGTGAAGCCGTTATTCAAAATATTAGCTGCCGCCATCTCCATCAACACAACTGACCCATAGAGCATGGTCCGAGGACGATTTGCCAATAGTCCCCATTCCTCTTGCTCAATCGTCTGTTTTTCAATCTGATAACCTAGACGATAGTTTGTTGGTGAGAAGAAGGCAATTGGCCCTTTCACCGGCTCCTGAAATGGAATTGGTTCCAAGTCCCTGTTCGGGATGGGAATACCCATTCCACCTAAATAAGACTTCTTGACGAAGGCTTTAGTAGTTTCCTCAACCTTCATGTAGAAGGTATATTGTTTTGGAAACTGCTCATACATTTCTTCCTTAATCTCGTTAAAGTTTCGGTCGAAATGTTCAACGTATGCTTCTGCTACAACGGCCATATTATTTCCTTAGTTTAAGTTGCAACGTTGCAATTATGCTTGGATGATTGCTGGCACTAGCTCAACAATCACGCGACCATTATAATCGGTCAACGCTTGGTTCGGATAAAGGGCAATAACCGTGAAGAACAAGTTGGTGGTATCTGCTGAATTCAGCATTTGCATCAACGTTGTTGCATCGCGATACAGGCCGTATTTTGTGCCTACGGCTACTGCACTTAACTGCGGGGCACCGGCAGCCTGACCAACGTGGCCTGCGGCATCGGTGATATTAACTACAAACTGCGCATCTCTAGGATCAAACACCCAATGATTGGTCCCGTATAGGGTCACTGGTGGTTGATCTGTGGAGAGATGCGAAGGATCGGGAACCTGTCCATAGCACACTACATCGGCAGTTACGCAAGCGGCTATCGCGCCTGCTGATAACTTGACGAAGGAGCGGGCTGGAAACACGTTCGCCGCATTTGATTGCACTGGTTTCTGGATGTGCAAGTTATCCTTGCGACGTTCCATAAACGGCATCCTGATTGTTGCGTCCATTATTTCTCCTGTTTTATGTTTCTACTACTGCTGACGGTTCAAGTTCGATCTTATTAAGAGGCATGGTTGAATCATCCATACCCGGTTCAGACCGATTTTCCCTCAGACGTTCTTCTGTGAGAATTCCGGGGTCTTGCGGAGCATTACCAGCCACCGTTTCCCCCGTTACTTCTCGGTTAATAAATTTTTTCGACACATTACCAAAAAGCGCGTTCACTTGATCTTGTATGACACGCGGACGACACATAAGAGTGAAAGAACGGCCACCACTTATCTTGACCTTTACCGGCTTACCGTTGGCTCCATCTTTCCATACTTCCCATCCGTCGGCTGTCGCTCCAACTTGAGGCAACACTTGACGCTGCTTTTTCATTTCCACCGAACCTTCTTCAGCCCATTCAGCAGCATATCGCTTTGTATCGAATGCTGGTGGAAGGTTAAAAAGACCGGCATCTGACTGACCCTGCGCTACAGTTAACATTTCAATAGCCATAATTGCAACGTTGCAACCGCGTTAACGGCTACGACCCCCTTTAGCTGGTTTGGCAAATGCTTTAGGCATTGCATCTGTTCCTGATGTCATTATTTTAAACGTTGTCTCCAACGCAGCTTTCGTGTCATTATCGAGCCGATGCTTTGGCGCATTTGGGTCCACAGGTGGATTGAACTGTGGTGAATTGCCAGCACCGGGATAAGTTAAACCAGTTCGCATACCGGGAAAAGTAAATGGCTTAGGTTCATTCGGGTTAGGTGGATTTGGGTTAGTAGGGTCTTTCGCCCGCGCTTGCGCCTGCTTATCCGCCCAATATATTTTGGCGAGATTCCCAACGACATTCGCATTTGTGGGTTCACCGGCCTTAGTGCGTTCTTGAATAGCATCCCACACCGCTTGAGCGATTTCATTATCTTCGAACATGCCGAGGTTATCGGCGTTGCGCGCATGATAAAAGGCAGCTTCAGCCTCACGACCAAGAACGGTGTGAGCCATAGGTGCCAGTTCAACTCCGATTTCCTTTTTCTGGACGCCAGTAATGTTTTTAAACATTGCAGCAAAAGTAGGAGCCATTTTATCGACTTCCTCTTTGCTATAACCAGACTCCGCGAGAGTTTTTCGGACAGATTCAAGGTATTCGTCTTTTTCAGGTGGAGCATTTCTCTTGTCATGCTCTGCTTTTAAACGGTCAAAATCGGCTTGGAATCGTCGTTGAAGTTCTTGAGTCCTACCTAGATCACCTTCAAGCTTGGTGGTCTTTTGCAACGTTGCAACATACTCACCCTTGATCTTTTCCAACTGACTCTTAGTAACATCATCCAACTCATCCCACGGAAGATCATCGAATGGAGTTTTTGCTCCACCTTGACCCCCACCATTCTGACCGCCGGTTCCACCTGCGCCCCCTGTTTGAGAGCCGCCGCCTGAAACGCCGGAATCAGGTGAGAGATACCACCCCAAAGGATATACCCCTCGTTCATGTAGTAACTTTATCATAGTATTGTATGCCTGTCAAGCGAATTAAACTTTTTTTCCTATAAAAATGTGCGCTACGGTTTACGCAAAATCTCTAAGAAAAATTTCTCTAATTCGTCTATTGCTAATATTTTTCCCTGTAATTTATACAAGTCGTCCACAGTAGAGCAACCTGCAATTCGACTCCGGAAATTAAGTCGAAAATTTTGAAATAGTGACTTTACATCTCTTATTGGAACTTGACTGAGCCTTGTGTGAAATTCCGTAGATATTGTAATATCATTAGAATCAGAAAAGGAATAAGGTTCAGTCGTTACTTTAACATTCATAATTGCAACGTTGCAACTTTACCCACCGATTCCTGCTCCACCTTGCTGCATCATCTGACCGGGAGTAGATGGACCTGCGCCAGATGGTAGGCCGGGGGAGCGTGGCTGCATTTCAGTAGGACTAGCTCCCGGTGGAATCCCAACCTTCGCTTGTAACATTTGCATGTGCATTTGTAGCATTAAGAAGTTTTGGTGTATTTGAATTTGTTTTACCAGTTGCGGAGCATTCTGCCGATACTGAGTCATAAAGATAGACTTTTGGTCCTCTAAAAAGCGCGTCTTGACCTTTATAGCAACCTGATGATTCTGGTCCGGATTGATGATAACCTGAACACCATAGAAAGTTTGAATAGCCTGATCGGTGGCGAGATACACTTCTCGCTCGAATCCACCATCATTAACCCATTCAGCAGCCGTATCAAAACGCCATTCCTCTAGGAGTTCACGCCACATCGGAGCGCGGTTAATAGCAGGATCACCCATGCTAGATTCTAGCATATAGCGAATGTTTTGCTGCCGGACGATGGATTCGATATAAGTAGAAGCTACATCCCACTTTAGCCCTACGCGCGTCCATAAATCTTCAGGCGTAAGCACGAAGCCCATTTGACCTGAAATAGCTTTTAAAAGGTCCGGTGGAAACCATGTTCCAGTATATTCCCACACCCGAATCGCAAACCCACCCATTATATCATAGTTAAATAGATTGATCGGAGCAGTAACCGCCGACATGCTAGCTTGGAAAGCGTTCTGAGCTTCTGAGGCAGAAGTTCTCCCACCCATTGCTTTACCTAGCAACGCATCTTCAGATTTCGTCGAGGTCTTAGCCTGATCGCGAAGATGCTGCATCATGTTGACTGTCGATGCTGTTGCATCATAGGGAGTGCGCCATCCAAAGTCTCGGTCAGAGTTAACCTCAATCTTCGCTCCCTTTTTAGTAAGGTTCTGTCCGGTTGCTGGCGATGAGGTTTGCACCCATGCAGGCGGGTCGTTAATCCAGTCTTTGTTAGCAAGGTATTGCCCTTTGCAGGTTATAATCTCTTTATAGTGATTCCAGAGTAAATACCCCAACGAAGGCGTATAAACACCACTGTCGAGGTCAGGCATATGGTTAGTCCCATAAATAGGCACACCATCTCTTGGGAAAAAATTTCGCTGAAGGCGTAGAAGGATTTGGTTCCCTACTAGGTTAGAACCAAAAGAGTTGACTATATACCTAAGATACGGGACAGGAGAACCATCTGCGCGTTTAATCCAATCTCCGGTTTTCGGGTCGAGAGGAAGCATTGGATAGAAACTCCAAAGAGCTTCGACGGAATGCTTTGGATCGAGAATCTGCGGAATAGAGTAATTTTTGTAATCGTCCAACTGAGTGATTTGCTGCATCGCTTCTCGCATAGATGCCATTTCTGGTTCAGAATACATCCACTGCTCAGGTGCGATAGCCACTTTGTCTAGATTAAGAAATCCAAACGGATTCATCCGAGGATCATATTGATTTTGCAACGTTGCAAATCGGGGAGTTTCCTCGATAAGGAAAGGGCATGGTTGGTAATCCATCTCATACGCATTGAGACGAAAGTTCAACCAAAGCCGCCGGATGGAGATGGGGTCGAACGTTGTGCCGATTTCTATAATTTCAGGGATAGTTGCAGGCATCCCCTGATTCGACATACGAGTTATCATTTGAACATTGAACTCAAACTCAGAACGAGCAAAAGCAACCCCGTAAGTATAAAAGTGTCTAAAAGCGATAGCGAGTTTTCGGTAAATGTCCTCATTATCAAAATTCCAGTTAAGAAGCGCATTAGCAGCTTTTACACGATCGCGAAACGGATGATAGAAAGAATCCTCTGATCGAGTATCATAGTATTTAGGAATGTTGTATTGAATCGGACAACCTTCTTTCGTGCTGATAAAATGGGATACGTCCGTCAACCGTTCCACCGCATCAAACACTACTGAATCTGCTACACGAACTTGATTAGTTGGACCTTCATCAGCATCACGACCAGCAGCAGTATCTTGGTCTATGTTGGTGTCTATATTGTCCAATTTTATCCGATACATGTCGAGAATTTTCTTCCACATGATTTCAAAGGGCAGACGCTCCATAACTTGGGGCCATGCATACTTTTGATGGATAAAGAGAAGTATTTCCTTTTGCCTATCTTCTGGAAGATATTGAACGAGATTAACAGGAAAACTGCCGAGGGCAGCCTGTGCGTTGGGTTGAAGGAGCCAATTATTGGCGGCTTGCGGTATGATCGGCAGCATGGTATAATATACTCTTTATAGGTAGCGGGTCAAGAACAAAATGTTTGCGCGCGTTCTCAGGAGAGAAAGGTAGGGATGGCTAAAAATAGGATTTATCAGACCAGAGTGTGAGCAAAAAGATCACTACCGCCAAAATTATGGATGCCGCGATCTGCCACCAATTTAGCCAGCGGGTCGGCCAGTTGCAACGTTGCAACTGTCTAAGTGAATCCCACTGTGGACCGACGCTGTTCATCTTCGAGTATTGCTTTTAGGCGAGCGGCGGTATCTAGCGGAGCCGCATAATACTGTTCTTGGGCTTTCTGCTCCTGTGGCTCGCGCCTGCGCGGTTCGTTGCGCGTCCATATATAAGGGGAGCAGACTATATTACATAGAGCGTCGAGTTCATCATCGCCATGTAGTGGCACCTTATCCTTTGGTTCGCCTCTGAGTTCACCCCCTCGATAGCGGTCCCAAAAAAGCTGGTCGAATTTGTCTAGGGCTAAGGCTACACCGGGCATTCGGGTAAGGAAAAAGATTCTGGCACCGGGAGCTACTCCGCGTTGTGGGTGAGCAATGTGAGGATTAGCATTAGGGTCCAATAAAGAATTAGCTTTGATAGCGCGATCTTCTGGCCCCATGTGAGTTGACTCGGTGATGACCAGTCCTTCTTTGAGGTATTCAAGAGAAAACGACTGTCCTGTGCGTTCGTCTCGTTTGAAGGCATGGTAATCTGTAGGTGTGGCTACTGCGATTTCCGAGCTAGGTCGAGTGTGAACCTCTCGCCATTGCGTTTGACCATTTTTAGTGATAACTTTTTCTCGTTCGTTATTTGATAGGGCAATAATGTCTTGGCAACGTTGCGAAATAGTTGTGTTACGTCGTGAGTAAAAGCGGTAGATGAACCAGATATTGTTAGTTGATAGGTATGCCCAACAGCACGAACTTGGATGATCGAGTCCGGGGTCGAGTCCTCGATAAATTCTACCATTAGGGAATCGAGTTTGAAGCTCATCAAAAGTCCAGTCAAGGCAATGAAACTCTCGTCGTAAAGCATCGAGAACGAGTCCGCTAGATGAGAAGAATTCTCCATCGAGTCTGGCTTTTCCGGCTTCTCGATTCTCCCACATTCTAATAAGATCATCTTTCTTTTCCTTTGGTATGATGTGAGCGGGTGCGTCTCG